TTTGGGTATGAGCCATCTTTTCGCTTGTTCGCAATATCGACCCAATTTTCCTTTACCCATGCTCGTAAACCTTTTTCGGCCATTATCTCTTACCTGGACGTCTGGCTTTTCCAAATCCTTTTATTTGTGCACACGCAGAACCACCAGATCCATACATAGATCTTATCATTCCACCACCCATAGCTTTTTTTCTATTCTTCTTTTTACCACCTGGTGTAACTTTACCACTGCAAACGGCAGATGCATACATATTTGCATATGCGCTTGGGTAGACCTTGAATTTACGCTTTGCGGCTGCTTTTCCCCTTGGGCATAATTTTGCCATTCTTTTTTCTCCTTACCATTTTTGTCATTGGTGACTCAAATGGTTTTAGTTTTTTTTTATTTTTAGAAGATAGTAGTGCTCTTAATACTTTTGCACTCATTACTTTTTTTTCTTCTTCATAGGTTTTTTAATTACACCTCTTGCAATTAAAATATCCTTTTTAGTTACTTTACCATCTCCTGACATATCAGGAAAGGTTTTTTTCTTTTTTGTTTTTCCACCTTTTTTATACATAGGTCTTTTCATCATTCCTGGCATTATTTTTTTCCTCCGTTTCTAAATATTTGTGTTCCCTTTATACCATAAATGCTCGCCACGACAAGGATCCATAAATTAGTGAACCATGACGGCAGTGACGAGAAGTATTCGAAGAACAATTTTACTTTGTCCATCGCAGTCGGATCGTCACTTACGACTGCCCAAGCCAGCACCGCTATCGGCGCCGACAAAATAATTAAAACCGCCTCGTCTTTCCAATCTGATTGACGAGCTTCTAGGAGTTTACCTTGGTAAGCCTCCTCACCACGGGCCATTTTAGCTGCATGCATGTGTTGTGCATCAGCCATAGCCATTTTTGTCTCTTGACGTTTCTTAAAAATGTGTGTTCCAGCGTTAATTGCTACTTTTGCAAGACTAAACCAAGCCATATTAACCTTTTTTAACCTTTCCTGCTTTTGATAAAGCAATTGCTATCGCTTGTTTACGCGATTTTACTTTTTTTTTCGAGTCACCAATGTTTAATTTACCTTTTTTAAACTTTGACATAACTTTTTTTATTTTTTTTTGTGTTTTATTCATTTCCACTTCTCATAATTTTAACAGTTGGCATCATTTGATCAGAATTTGGCAATGTTTTGCTCAAAACTGTCTTTTCTATTGATGTGTTAGCTCTTAATTTAGCTAATTCTTCGTTTTGATCAAGCTTTTCATCTACATTTGCTTGATTCATCATCGCTTTCATCTTGTCAAGTTCCATTCTTTCCTTAGCTTCACGTTCTTTTCTATCATTTTCCATAGCTCTAAGGTCTAGTTCTCTTGATCTTAACTTAGCGATAGGGTCGTTATCAAATTGAGAAGTAATTTTCTTCTCTTCTTGCATAAATTCTTCCATCATTTCAGAAATCAACACAGCTTTTCTAGCTTCGATACGTTGTGTTAACTGCATTACTTGTGGTTGCATCTGTGGATTTTGTTGTGCTAACATTTGCATCTGCTGTAATTGAAGTAATTCTTCTCTGAACTCTAGTTCAATCTGTTCTTGAGCCATTAAACTTATGTGTTCAAAAATATTTTTCTCCAAACTTGCCATGACCATTGGATTGTTTCTTGCCATGTTAGTTGCCATGAAATTTAAGTGAGCTGTAATATGTGATCTATGATCTTGACCTGGAAAAGCTTGAAAAGGTTTACCGGCTAAAGCATCAATATGTTCTAATGCAGGATCTTTTGGTTGTGGTGGCATTGGTTTAATTAATACTGAATCAATATTTTTTACACCTAACGCTTCGTACATATTTCTATACGCTTGATACATGTTGTGCATACCTGGATTTGATGTTGCCAGCTGCAACTCTGTTTGCGCGAGAGAGATACGCTGAGTTTGAGAGAAAATGTTGGGATCAGCAACTGGCAATATATCTACTCTATCGTCAAAGTCTGTTTGTTTAATCATTCTTTGACCCCCAACTACATCGTATGGATATTCTTGTGGTAGATATAACTTGAATACTCTAGCTAATAATTGAAATTCATTTTTAAGAGCTGAGTAAATTCTTTTGTGTATAGCAGACATGGTTCTGGAACCACGCTCTAAAAGTGCAACAGTTGTACCAACTGCAGCTTGTTGATTACCATCTCCGACTTGCATATCAGCTATAGATGCAAATCTTTGACCCGCTTGAACTACTACACCCATCAACGCTAATAATGTTTGTGATGGTTCTTTAAATGGTAACATCATAAATGAATCTCTTAAGTTACCACCTGGTGCATCTACATCTCTAAATTCACCTGGTTGAATAGACTGGGCGTCGTCTCTAATTCTAATACCACGCATTTTAAATCCAGCTGGCAGATTAGATAGCGTTCCCGCATCTAAGAGCTGTCTTAAAGCTGCGGTCGCTGTTCTTGACAGTCCACCTATCATGTGGATTAAACCGAAACCATAGAAACCTAAACCTGGTAAAAATTTGAAGTGTACAAAATATTGTATTTTATTTCTCTTTGGATCACCTACTTCATAATTTCTTCTAATAGATAATATTTCTCTTGATCCTTCTTCCAATGTTACAATGTATGGAAGTTTAATTCCTGATGGTTCATTTGTTTCTTGATTAACATCTTCAAAACCTTCCAAGTCTAAATCAACATGACATTCCAATAGAGTGTATACATCTTCGTTCTTTGCTTTCTTTACACCCTCTAGTTCTCTTTCTTTTTTCTCTACATCGGTTTCAGTATCTTGTGGTGGAGACAATTCAATGTCTCTATAGAAACCTGCAACTTGTTGTTTTCTTAAATCGTTTTCAGAAATTTTTACTTTATGAATGATTGCTTCCGCATCGTCTAATGAGGTAGCCGTGTACGGAACAACCAAATCATCCGCAGGTACAAATTTTGAAACTGCTCTGCCTTCTACTTCATCGTAATAAACTTTTTTAAAAGTAGAACCTGCAAGTGGCAGATGAAATAACATAGAATCAAACTCTGGTTCGTATTCTTTCATTTGATCCATAATTTGATAATTCATGAAATCTTTTACACGAGTCGCTTGTAAAACTTTATCTGGAGATTGTATTCCTAGGATTTGCGTTCTGACTGGTCCATCAGCTGGGAGTAACTCTTTATAAGCGAGCGCTTGAAACTGCGTAACGGCTTCCGCCAAAACAGGATGCGTAGCACCCGAAGCACCTTGAAACGGTTCCGATCTGTTGTCATATTTAAATCCTAATAAATCTAAACCTTGAGTATACGACTTTTCCCAATCTTTTCTAGACATAGAATAGTCCATATATTTTTGATTAAGTTCTGAGCCTAAAGAACCTAAAACTTCATCAGGTAAAAATTCTGCTAAGTTTGAATAATGATCTTCACCACCTTCAGGGTTCGCAGCTTCTGGATCTAAATTAATATCAACCGATCCATCTTCATTTTCTTTTACTTCGATATCATCTGGTGATTGTTGTTCTTCTTCAATAGCTTCTACTACCTGTTCTTGAATTTCTTCTTCCCCAGGAATATTTATTTCCTTCCTAGGTTCGTTTGGAAGAGACTTGTCTATGTCTGCCATTTATTTTCTCCGTTAATTTGACTGTTTTAACAGTATTGTATTTAATATTCAAGCCTTGAGACTGTGGACCTTTCTTTGGTGGAGGACCACTTTTTTTACCTTTAGAATACATTATTTAATTCCTAACTTCTTTTTTATAGTTGGTCCTAATCTGTTTACGTCATAACCCATATCTTCTAGCTCTTTTACTGAAATATTTTCAGGTCCAAGTTCTTCTATCAAATCATCTATATCTTCTAACCCTTCATCAATATCTTTCATTTTGCCATCGGTGTCTGGTCTAACTGTATACTCATCATAATCACTAGAAACAGCTCCTGTACGTTCATCTGGTTGATTTTTAGTCAAAGTTAATTCTTGCTCTTTGTATCCACTGCTTCCATCTGGATCTCCTTTTCTAATTTTAATCTGTACACTGCCTGTATTTAAATCTTCATATAATTCATAATCTGCATCTGAAGTTCTATAAGTAGTAACCTGTTCTCTGGGTTCTCTAGAAAATATTTCTGTTTCATCTTTTCCAAATTTTTTAATTTTGTTTATAAGTTTAAAAAAATATGATGGAACATTTTGTGCCGTCGAGACTGCTTTTTCTGCTACAGGTGCTGCGATCTGTGCCAAATCAAAAAATCTACCAACAAGAGGCAATGATGCAAGTCCACCTAATATTTTCATTGTACTTCTTTTATTAGGATCATCTGGTCCATCAGCAAAACCTATTCTTCCACCATACGCTGCAGACTGTCTAAGCATGTCTTCTTGTTCTGCAAGAAACTCTTGATACGCTTCTGGATTATTTTCTCTCATGTCTTCTATTCTTCTTTGTTCTTTTAAACCTTGATTTACCAACTCTATACCTTGTAGGCCAATACCCACAGGTGTCATCATTGTTGGAATTCTTGCACCCATAGCAGCCATTCTTCCGACCTTTCCATATTTACCAAGCTTCTCTAAAACTTGAAAAGGATTTAATGCAAACCTACCGGCCTTAGCCATAATACCTGAACCACTTCCTGGAACTCTTTTTCCTAACTCAGGCAAAAGAAGATCTGCACCTGCAATAGAATAATTAGGATCATCTTTTAATAATTCTTTACCTGATAAACCGAGAGAAACTGGAACAGAACCAATTGTTTTTAAAACTGGTTTTGCAACAGTGCCTACACCTTTTCCTATATCTTTTAAAAGGTCAGTGTCGATAAGACCTTTTTCACCTGAAACAACTTCTGGTTTTAAAATATTTCCTGTAATGTTTGTATAAGCTTCTCTTGCTTCAGGATTTTTTACATAAGTGCTAATAACATCTTCAGCTTTATCTGCAAAATTAGTAAATGTTGGTTTATAACCAACTTTACCTACACCTTTAACTCTTAATTCAACTTTTAATTCATTTGCTTTGTTTATAATGTTGTCAACTTGTGACTGATATTTTTTATCTCCATAATGATTATTTAAAAAAGTTTCAGCGTTATTTTTAAAATTTTTATGAATTGATTCTGGTAAAACTTGTAGATTTCTTAAAAAACTACCTCTACCTTTTGTTTGACCTTGTACAACTGGATCAATATGTTCTACTTCCCATATTCTTCTATTTTTAATATCTGTAAAGCTTGGAGACTTTTTATATATTTCTCCTGTTTTAGGATCTACGGCAGTAGATAATTTATTCATTACTTCTGTATCTTCTAAAATATAATTAGGATTTTCTTTTATAATATTACCAATAGTATCTAATCTTTTTTCAAAATCTAAATACTTTGCTTTTTCAGATGCAGATAACTGTTTATACGCATCCGCTTTAATTGCTCTTCTAATATTTTTACTTAAATATTTTTTAGCTAAAGCTTCTTGTTTAATTTTTGGATCATATTCAAATTGACCTGTTTCAGGATTAAATTTTTCGCTTTTCTGAAATTTTCTTTGGTATTTAACTTTTTTTTGTTGTTTGTTTGTGTAAGCTCTCCACTGTTTTAATTCTTGTGGAGATAACATTTTTTCTGCTTTTTTTAAATTTGGAACAGGTACATTTTTTGTTGTTCCTATTCCTTTTGCTTCTAATGGAGTCCCTTTTAAAGGTTGATTCCAACCTTCTGTATGAGGTGTGTTTGGATTTTTAATTCTTTCTTGAATGTAACTCATATAATCTTCAGGTGACATAGATCTTTCATATGAAACATATTTTCTAAACATTGTTTCAGCTTTTTCTTTTGAAAGTGGAACTTTATATGTTCCTAATTTAGTTTGATTATAAAGCTCTGTTTTTTTAGCCGCTGCCTTTTTAAAAATATCATCAATGTCATAGTTATTTGATTCTAATGCTTCTTTAAAAACACTTTCTAAATAAGCTGGTCCACCATATTGAAAATTAACTCTGCCACCAATAGCTTTATCAACTCTTCCAAACTCTGATGGTTTGTATCCAGGTTTATCTTCTTGTAACCATTCTTCGAATGTAAGATCTTTGTATTCCTCTCCTCTGGACACATAATCTTTGTATGTGCCACCTGTAGCAAAACCTTCTCTTTGTTCTAAGGTTGCAACTTGAGATCGTAGTAATGCAGGATTGAATGAGTCCGACAAATAGGACATCATTTGATTGTATTGATTTATCTTCATTACATACCCATTAAGTATGATAGTCCACCGGACGCTTGTTTAGTTCTGCTTGTGCTTTTTAAAACTTCAATTATTTTTTCAGTGTCCATACCTTTTTGGCCCATTGTCATAGCTTCATCAAGAGTTGCTAATACTTCTGCTTTGTGTTGTGGATCTGGATCATTAATAATATTATCCAATAAGCCTTCATCTATACCTGGATATTTTTTCATGAGTTGTAATCTTTCGTTTGCTTTACTTGATTGTATTTCTTTTGTAACTCCAGGAAATTTTTTTTCTAATTCTACGTCAACATCATCAAATACTTTTTTTGTAAAACCAGGAAGATTATCTGAAGCTTTTATAATCTCATCATACGCCTCACCGTACGCATCTACAATATCGTACTGATCAACAAGATCTCTATCTACATTAGCGTTTTCTAACATGTTATCAATAGCCACGTCTGCATCTACTTTCTTATCTCCAGAAGGTATTAAATCTTCTACAGCTTCTTTAATTGCTTGTTTTAATTTTTTCTTACTACCAAATAATTTTATTAATTTAAGTCCTGTACCAAAAGCATAGCTTGCTCTAGTGATACCACCCATATTGTTTTTCTTTCTGCCACCTATATCAAACTCATCTAGTACCTTTTTATTCTTAGCATCCTCTGCTGCCTCTTTCATGACACGCTCTGCATCTAAAATACTTTGATCATACTGACCTGCACCTTCTGTTTTAATTTTTAACGGTGGCATCTCTGATCTAAAAATCTCTTCGTAATGTCTCATAGACTCACCTCTGCTTAATGAATCAGCCATGTCATCAGCTGCCTCTAATGCATCTTCACCATAATATCTTCTAAATACATCAATTGGATCGTCTTCCATCATTGGAGAATAGTTATCGATTTTAAATTGATCACTCTCTGGTAATTTTAATCTGCCCTCTTTTACCTCTGTTCTTAAAAACATTCTAATTGCAGTTCTTAAATTACCCTCTGCATATCTACTACCACCTGGAACTCTATAATCTGGATTTTCTCTTTGAAACTCCATTCTATAAGTTTGAAAAGGTTTAGATTTATCTTTTGATCCAACGGATTTTCTAAAACCAGTTGCAGCATCTAATGCATCTTCAAGTATAGATTTTTCAGTGACTTTATTTTCGTCTAATGTTTTTTTTAAATTTTCTGCTTTTTTAGCTAGTTTATCTGTAAGAGTAAGTATACCCTCTCCTTCTCCAAGAGGGTCACCTTTTGCAATATCTTTGGTTCTATCTTCTACCGCCTTTGCATTTTTACCTTGTTCAAAGGTATCATCAATTTTTTTCTTTACGTCGTCTTTTAATTCACCGAACTCTTTTCTAGCGGCGTTGTATGCATCGTCTATCTTTTTAATATCACCTTTTTTGACGAGGTTGAATAGTGATATAAGAAATCTTATAACTGATCCCATTAGTAATACGTCCTTTGTTTTTGTGGTAGAGGTTCTTCCTGATAGTCTTCAGGATGTTGTATAAGTCCGCCTTGTCTAAATCTCATTACTGCTTGTGTCATACTATCTACCAAATCGTCATGGTCACCGTATGGAAAAGCAGCACATTCTTCTATTACGTCCTGCGCAAACTCCATTTCGGTGGGCGCCCATATTCTCCCTGACTCAAACAGAGGAGAAACACTGTTAACTCTCGTATGTTTATCATTTCCTTTTGATGGTGTAAAGTTAATTACTGGGATACCCATTTTCCTTAATTCATACGTCAAAGGCAGTCCTGATGCTTTAGACTCAATGATAACTGTTTCCGGTTGCCAGTATCCGTATTGCTCAAGCGCGATCCTACGTAGTTCAGGAAACTCGAACCTATCTTTCAATGCATCAAGGAGCAAGAGGCATGGACCACTATCCTCGTCAGGTGTAAACACTCCCCATGTTGTGATAGCAGAATAGTCAGCTGATTCTTTTTTCATGAATGCTGTATCATAGCTTTGTATAACATGTTCTAGTTTAGGAAGATCTCCTTCGTACTTTTGCCACCACTCACGTTTAATAAGTGCTCCCTCTTCTGATGTAGGGTTCTGCATATATTGTGCATTCCACTTTGAACCAGGAATCGAGGCTTTGACAGCTTCCAAATCCTTCAAGTCCCAGTATTCAGGCCACAGGGGTTTACCGGATGGCATAATCGCAGGGAACTCTATTACCTCCCATTGATCAGCTTTAGGTTCTTTTTGTGCAGAAATTAATCTGCCTGTTAAATCTTTTTCGTTCCAACGAGTCATTACAATTACAATTGTACCGCCAGGTTGAAGACGTTGACGTGGAC